AGCGGTCGCGCAGGGGGACGCCCCCGCCCGTCCATGACATGCCATTCTGTCGGTATACATCGACGATCGGCACGAGTTCATCGTTAACCGCCACGCTGTACTCCGGATATCGCTGCTGGTAATAACGCATGTGCTCGATCATTCGATCGGCGTAGTAGTTCCCATACTGACGGGCGCGAGAGATTTGGAGGTCGAGGATCGATTTCTCGACAGCGTTCACGCCATCGCCGGTGCGCTGCACCACCCCGCCGTTGTCGATCTGGCTGTAAAGATCAGGCAGGAGATCAAGCATGGCGTACCAGGCCACCACCCGGCGGATGTGGTTATCGAGCAGATCCAGATAGTGGCCGGCGATCGTGTTGGTGCGTCCGTCCGCAAGGAATTTTTCATACAGGCGAGTCCCCAACATCGGATGCAGTCGCGTGTCCTGCGTCAGATAGATGGCCACCCTCAACCTGTCATCATCCACCGACTTGTTGATCGACGTGGTGTGCTTGACGTATTCGGGTGTGGCGAGGAGAACAGTCGTTGGGATCATTTGCCGGTGGTTTGCGCCTGCGCATCGGCGGGCATGTTCTTGTTGTCGGGGTGGTAGCCTTTGTGTTTTTGGTCGTCTGGCCAAACGGCAACCTTTGGTTCATTTGGTTGTAACTCGTTGGCCTTGCGACCCTTTGAGTCCAGCGCCCTGAGCATCCTCTTGGCCTCGTTGATGGAGATCTGGTTGTTGTCCTTGCGCAGGAAAACCACCCTCTCCCAAAAGTGATGGCATCGTGGTCCTCCCTTGTACAACCAAACGTCGTAGGTGTCGCCACCTTGAGGCCCAAAACCGGGATTCACGGCCTTTTTCGAGGCCGCCTGTATATCTTCCTTGCGATAAAGTTTGTCCGCCGCCACCATGGACCGGCAAAATTTTCTGCTGTCCGCGGTGGTCTCTCCGGCGTATCTGTAGCGGACCTTGAACAGCGGGGTGTCCTGCTTGCTCTTTTGTCCGTCTTTGGCCTCGAAGAAATTCCACATCTGGTCGAGTTCGTCCTCCGTTTCGTAATCCACGGGGGACGCATTGACCTCTTCGTATTCCTCGCCGACGTGCTCACTTTCGAGTTGGGCGAAAAAACTCCACAATGGGTCCTCTTGGCTGGACAGTTCTTCGGTTTTCTGCTGGTCGAGGCGGAGATAGGGGTGGTCGTTACGGATCGTGACGGTCCCGTAGATTTTCAAACTGCCGAAGATCTTTTCGAAAGCGGAGCACATGACCCGCTGCTTTGGCGCCACGACTTGATAATGGAACAGCCGGCTGGCGACCTCTAACTCCTCGGTGTTTCCGAGTTCACCGGCCGTTTTCACCCCGAACATCGCCGGCGATACAACCCGATGACCGATCATGATTTTGTCGGTGCATTCGCCAGAGAGGAATTGATACTGCTCGTGCGCAGCAGAGAGGGCCATCGGTTCCACCGTCGGCTTGCTGTCTGGCGTGTCGCTGTATGTGATCCAGACTTTGCCGGCATTGTGTGCGCCCGCGGCATTACGTTCGATGTCTTGCCGGATTTTCCGCTGTTCGTTCTCTGGCGGGGTCCCGTTCACGAAGTGAATCCAGAAGGACGGCGCCAGGCCATTGCGGATGTTGTTGATGTGGTATTCAGATATATTCTTTTCCAGTTCAATGTAATTCAAGCACCCGACGTAATCCGGTTTTGGATAGTATTTTGATCCCGGAGATACCGGAGCGACATACAAGACTTGCAGCGGGTGCTCCCGCGCTTTCTCCACGTTGTAAGAGGCTATTTTCTGGGGCTTCTCCTTGGTGTCGGACCAGTCTGGGCTATAGAAATACCAATCGACTTTTTCCGCTTCGTTCTCGGTGCCACTCCGCAAGCACTCGAATGGCATGTGGTCCACCCGTTTGATCATCCCATCGGCATAGGCAACTTCGAGGGCGAAACCGCCGTGGATCACGTAATCGAGAGCACACTTCCGCACGACGTCTTGCAGTTTCCATTGTGCGACTTTGACCATGCCGGCGTCCGCATCGATGGTCAACCCGGCCCCCGCCACCATCTGTGCGATCGAATTGCACAGCGCGCCGTGTGTCGCGGAAGACCTATAGAGGTCAACGAGGAGGTCCGGGAATAAGTTTTCCTCCCCGTAGGCCACAAATCCGTCTTTGTTGTCTGCTTCGCGCATCGACGGCGGCGTGTATGCCGACATCTGGATGGCGTGGGGCGTGTGTTCGTAGTTCATGCGTATACTGTCTGCGGCAAAGATAAGGTAGGCTGCACGAAATACGTATATGTGTCCAGCAGGACCACCCGATCGGTGCAAACCACGACCCCGTTCATGAGGATCTCGATTTGGTATTGTCCGTTCTCCGTCATGGGCAGCGCCTGGGCGTCTTGTACGAACGACCAATAACGTGTGCTTGCGGTGGTGGGAATGGCCACATCGATGCTGCTTTTGTCGTCTTTGGTGATGCGCATGGAAAAGGAACTCAAAGGCAGGAGATCTCTGATTCTTTCATAGCGCACCCGCATGGTAAAAAATCGTGTGGTATATTGCATGGTCGGAAAATAATGAGGGGGACACATGGCCCCCCTCTTTTTGTTCGTAAGGCCCGACAGGATTAGAATGCCGGCGTGATCACAGTTGCTTGCACGGCGATGTCGGTGGTGACCCCGTCCAACGGATAGTTGAGGGTGCCAGGTCCGGCGGTGCGTGCCAACTGCAGGGCGGGCTGCTTGCTCTCTGCCGTGATCGTCACAGTGAATCCGTGCATGTCCCCTTTGGCTGCACCGGTGACCATAGTGCCGCCGGTGAGTTCAGCGCCTTCGTCGAATCCGATCACGTAAACCGTGTCGTTATTGTCGTGCGCAAGGAACGTGCAACGCACCTTCCCGAGCGCCCGCAGCCATTGCGTGGTGGCGTGGTCTGCTTTCAGGAGGGTGAGTTCGATGACCTGCTCGTAAAAGACAGTACCGTTCTCCGCTGACATCTGGAATGTCTCAGTGAACGACCCGTGTCCTTTCAAGAGGTCGATTTTGTAGGCCTCAAGGGAGGCCGGAACGTTGGTGATTTCACCGTTCACGATTGTGGTGCCCGCCGTGGCCAGAGTGACTGGGTTGTCGGACGCGTCCACAACCACGTACACCGCCCGCAAACCGCCTACGGCATCGCGACAATCAATGCCGCGCCCGGTGGTGATGGTGCAAGGCATTTCTTATGATCCAGATGCGGTCCGTGAAACCATCACAGTGTTTGCCGGTACGGCAACTTGCACCCCCGCGGTGTAACGATAAACGATCCGAACGTTGTCCGATCCGTCCATCAGCGACATGTCAATCAATTTGGCCTCGTTGTGATCGCTCAGGAGGTCCGTGCCGAAGAACAGGTCTTGCTTGCGGGCTGCCACGATGTATTCCGCGCCCATTCCTTTGCATACCTTGATCGGGTGACCCAAGTAGTTTTCGGCGATCGGAGCGTTGAGGGCGAATTGCGGGTGTGCGCCGGCATTCACGAGTGCCCGGTAGTAGAGATAGTAGGTGGCCGGATTCATGAAAAGTTGAACCTCCGGGTCTCCTTGCAGGGCCGTCGGGATGTTGTCAACGGCGATTCCGAGGTTGGTAAGGATATTGGAGGTGGACCATGCTGCGCCCGTGCTGGTGGATTGCACGTTACGGGCGGCCGTGTGTAACAACGACTGGTATCCCGTGAAGTGGTTGTTGTCGTATGTGTCCGTGAGGCTGTCTCCAACGGTGGATCCAGCGTCTGCGCCATCTGCTGCCGTTGATGTGAGCGCCGCTGTGCCGCCGCGCCAGATGTTGTCCTCGATCGCTTCGCCGATTTTGCTTGCGACGTAGAGCAGGAGGAACTGTTGGAACTCCGGGGGCAACTGATCGTTAACAAAACCGCGGCCGGTGTTCATGGCCTCCCAGTCACTGCGGAAATCCTTTTTGCAGAGTTGGATGTTGGTCATGAGTTCCACGGGCGTCAGGAATTGCTCCGTGAGTTGGATTACGCCCGCCGGGGTGAAATCGCATGCGGCGTTTTGCACAAGGCCGGCGCTGTCCAGAACCCGGAGGGCTTCGCGATATTTCACGCCCTCCTTCACGGTTACGCAGTCCTTGGTCAGGGTGTCCGCCGATTTCACGGCGGCGGCGACGTACGGCCGCGCAAGTTCGCCGGCGTAGCTTTTGGTGTTGCTAAAAGTTGTAGGCATCAGTTATAGGTTTCGAAGATCTTGTAGACGCCCTGCACAGACTGTGGGACGCGGGTGTGAGACGAGGCCTGGACCGACTGGCGACGAACGCGGGGTGCGGATTCGATTTCCGCGAGTTCCAGTTTCCGTTCCAGCGCGTTGATTTTCGCCTTTTGGGCGGCGATCCGTGATTCATAGGATGCGCGGATCTCCTGCAGGGCGGCAGACATTTCTGCCGGCATTTCTTCCCCTGCGGGTGGCGGTTCCTGTTGTGCTTCTTCTTCGCCGCCCGTTACGATCCCGTCCTCAATCACCAACATGGTGCCATCAGAACAGGCGTATTCGCCGGTTGGCAAAGGAATCTGTTCGCCCTCGTCGGTCACCATGTAAACAGATGATCCGGTTGCAAAATCGCCATCGGAGAAAATTTCTGTGCCATCCTCCAAAGTCTTGGATGTGGCTTCTCCAGTGGGTTCCGCGGTTTCCTCCATCGGTTCCTCCGCAGGCATTTCATCGGCAAGGCGATATCCATATCGCGCAAGCGTCCTGTTGATTAATTCTTGAATTGTCATCGCATAAAAAACTGTTATGGTTTCTGCTTTTTAATTCGCTCTGAAAAAATTCCCTCGATCGAGAATCCCAAAACCCGTCCCGGTTTGATGAAATTTTCCCAGATTTCGTCGTTGTATACCTTGCTGGTTACCATCCAGGTCCCTGGTTTCACCGACATGTTGTAAACGGCCGATTTGTCTTTTTGCGGGTCCTCCACGATCCACGACTCGACCACGGCCACCCCATTTACCTTGGCTTGGTGTTCCAATGTGTGCGAAAGGTTCTTCTGCCGCGACATGAACAACTCCGATGCCTTGCGAACTGTGCTTCTGGAGAAATGCACAAAAAATTCGCCGTTTTCATTCTTGCGATAGATCGGCAGATCCGGGATCAGGGCCGGCCCCATCACGACCCGCTTCTCGTCGGAGACCACAGAGAAAGCGTATTGCTCCGCGAATTTCATGAAATTGCTCTTGATGGCCGGCGCTTGTACCAACGAAATGGCGTTCACACCCTGCAATTCGTCGATGTCGTCGATGGTCAGTTCAATAATCTTCATTGTGCTAAGGTTGCTTGGTTGCTGATTTTTTGTTCCCGCATGGCGGCGTTTTGGATGTCCTCGTTTACCACGTACGCCCTCATGGACCCCTCCAGGCCCCTGTTTTGCATGAAAGACAAATCCACGGGCTGTACGGAGGTTTCGCCGTCGTCGAAACTGTCATCAAATCCGCCCCCGCCGTCGAACGTAGTGCTGTTGATGGCCACGAGTTGGGCCGCCCCTGTGGCTGCAACGATCGCAGCCTTCACGAAGTACATGCCGGTGAGTTGGTCCTGTGGTACGGCGAGTTGACCCATGATGCCGGAGGCTGTCGAGAGGAAAACCTGGGCGCGTTGGATTTTCTTGTTGATCTCAAACTGGCGGCGTGCGGCCTCTTCCGTGTCGGACGCCTGCGCGTTGTTGAAAATGTCTGCGATGTTGATCAGGTTTTCGCCCATCCAGATGACATCGTCAATTTTTTTCTGTCTGGCTTCGTAATCGAGGGCCTGCCGTTCTTTGTGTGCGTCCTTTTCGACTTTCGTGCGGAGTTTCTCGTAGTATTCAATTAACCGATTTTTCTCCTCTTCTGTCGCTTTCAAATTGGTGAGTTCGAGCAGGTCCGCCTTCTCCTGATTCCTGAGATCGGCGAGATCCCGTTGCATCTGTGCTTCGATGGAACTGCCGGCGGATTGCAATTCCAACGCCAACAATTTGTCCTGCAGCGACTGTGCCCGATCTTTGGCATCTCTGGCGTATTCCCGCTCGACCCGTGCCCGCGCATCGATAAAGGCTTGGCGCAAGGCTTCTTTTTCCTCCTCCG